CTGGTATGCGTGTAGCAGACAGCACATTCGGATATTAAGGAAAACATCATGGATGAAGATGATATTATGATTGAAGACGATGCAATTGCATTGGAAGACACAGATGATTCTGTTGTTGCTGATGCTGACGTAGCATCCATAATTCCATTTATTAATGAGCGGTATCAGCGTTCAGAAGATTATCGTGAACAAGATGAAGACCGTTGGCTACGTGCTTACCGTAACTATCGTGGTTTGTATGGACCAGACGTGCAGTTTACTGAGGCAGAGAAGTCTCGTGTATTTATTAAGGTAACAAAGACAAAGACGCTGGCAGCTTACGGACAGATTGTAGATGTCCTGTTTGCAAACCAGCGTTTTCCTTTATCTGTAGACCCGACTGAATTGCCAGAAGGTGTAGTAGAAGATGTTAGCTTTGACCCGCAAGAGCCAGAGCAACTGCGTGGAGAAACTGCGTTGTCTACTAGCCCATATGGTTTTGCTGGTGATGGCAATGATTTAGCACCCGGTGCAACAGCACAGTCTTTGCAAGAGAAGCTGGGCGTAGTGCAAAACAAACTGGAGCCGGTACAGGAAAAACTTAAAGAAGGTCCGGGTAAGACGCCTACAGCAATTACATTCAGTCCTGCACAAATTGCTGCAAAGAAAATGCAAAAGAAAATCCATGATCAACTGGAGGAGTCGGGTGCCAGTAAGCACATGCGTAACTCTGCATTTGAGATGGCATTGTTTGGCACAGGAGTTATGAAGGGTCCATTTGCCGTAGACAAAGAGTACCCTAACTGGAATGATGATGGTGAATATGATCCTAGATTTAAAACCGTTCCGCAAGTACAACATGTATCTGTTTGGAACTTTTATCCTGATCCTGATGCGAATAATATGGATGAGGCACAGTACGTAATTGAACGGCACAAGATGTCGCGTACTCAACTACGTAGTTTGAAGAAGCGTCCGTACTTTCGTGGACAAGTTATTGATGAGGTAATTCAAATTGGTGAAAACTATACTAAAAAATATTGGGAAGATGATCTATCCGATTATGCTCCTGAGTCCTCTATTGAACGCTTTGAGGTACTTGAATATTGGGGTACAGTCGATATCGACATGCTTGAAGACCAAGATATCGAAATACCGGAAGAACTAAAAGATTTTGATGAACTGCAAGCAAACGTATGGATTTGTAATGATAAACTTATCCGTATGGTTTTGAACCCATTCAAGCCCAGCAAAATTCCGTATCACTCTGCACCGTATGAGTTGAACCCATATTCTTTCTTTGGAGTTGGGATTGCAGAGAATATGGACGACACACAGACATTGATGAACGGTTTTATGCGTATGGCTGTGGATAATGCCGTATTGTCAGGCAACTTAATTATGGAACTAGACGAAACTAATCTGGTTCCGGGTCAAGACCTGTCACTCTATCCGGGCAAGGTATTTCGTAGGCAAGGTGGCGCACCCGGTCAAGCTATCTTTGGTACAAAGTTTCCTAACGTGTCTAGTGAGAATATGATGTTGTTTGACAAAGCACGTCAGCTATCTGATGAAAGCACGGGTATGCCTAGCTTTGCTCATGGACAAACAGGGGTATCTGGCGTAGGCCGTACTGCATCCGGCATATCAATGCTTATGGGTGCTGCACAGGGAAGCATTAAGACTGTAGTTAAGAATGTAGATGATTATCTGCTACGTCCTTTAGGTGAAGGCTTCTTTCGTTTTAATATGCAGTTTGACTTTGATCCAGAAATCAAAGGCGACTTAGAAGTGAAGGCACGTGGAACAGAAAGCCTAATGGCTAATGAAGTGCGTAGTCAGCGTTTGATGCAATTCTTGCAGGTAGCAAGTAATCCTGCTCTTGCACCTTTCGCTAAATTTCAGTATGTAATCCGTGAGATTGCAGCATCACTGGACTTGGACCCCGACAAAGTAACTAACAATATGGATGAAGCTGCTCTGCAAGCAGAGATTATGAAAGGCTTCCAAGCCCCGGCAGCAGGACCAGAAGGCGCACCAGCAGGTGTTAACCCGATGGACCCGACAGGCGCAGGTGGCGGTAATATAGGTACAGGACAAGTTCCTACACCGGGTGAACAAGGATTTAGTGCAAATGGACAAACAGCAAATACTCAGCAGCCTCAAGCCTCTGGTGGGGAACAACCGCCAGTGGGAGGCATTCAATAATTACATTGATATTATGATTAAAGAACAACATAAATCAATGGAACAATCCGAGCATTCTACAATACTATACAGATGTCAGGGCGCAGTGTTAGTACTACGTAGGCTCAAACAACTAAGAGATGAGATAAATGGAATTACCAAAACCTAAACCCTCTGATGATACTCGTGAAGCCCTAGCCGCTGAAAAAAGAAATGTGTATAACGAAAATAAAAATCGTGTTATAGATCATTTAAGAAGCAAAGGTTTAAGGGATGAAGCAGTAGCTGCAATACTAGCTAACATTGATGTTGAGACAGGTGGTTCTTTTGATTTTACACAAAAACAGACTAAATCCGGTGATCCATCTGATCCACGTACTATAGAGTATGGCGGTTATGGTTTGTTCCAATTTGATGACTACTCTCCTAATCAGGGCCATAGAAGTTGGTATCAGGAGTACCTAAAAGATACAGGTAAAGAAGATTCAACTGAATCTCAAATAGATTATGTTATCGGCATGATATATGCTAAAGACCCAGATTCAATTGAATATAAATATAAAGAGCGTATGGGTAAAGGTGATGCAGAAGTTCTACAGCAGTATTTAGATACAACAGATAATCCTCGTCAGATATCTGATGCCTTTGTAGATCGTTTTGAAAAAGCGGGTATACCACATTCAGATAAACGTAGAAACAGAACAGATAAATATTACAGAGAAATTACGCGACAACAAAATATAAATCAAGACGAGCCTATCTCAGATACAGGCGCGGATGTACCCATGTCGGAAGAAAAAGGTTCTTTTCCTGAAGAACGTGTAATTGATGTACCAGAAGATAAAAGCACATATCAAAAGGTAAAGCCGTATATTCCTGTACTACGGCATTTAAATGAAGGTGGAGCAATACCAATGAAAAGACAAATGGAAATGTTTGATGAAGGTGGTTTGTCCACAGATGAAGATTTTAAGGAAGACTTAGAAGGCACATTTGAGATTACTCCTGAAATGCAAGAACGCATAGATGAAATGACTAAAGAAGAACGTGATGCTTTACGTAAAAAACTTGTTGCAGATGCAATGGAGCGTATGCTTGCTAAGTCACCAGAAAAAATGGATCGTTCAAAATTTATACAACAATACAATGAGGGTGGTCTTGAACAAGACGGTGGCACTGTAGACCCTGTATCTGGTAATGATGTACCTCCCGGCTCTACACAAGAAGAAGTACGTGATGACATTCCTGCACAACTTAGTGAAGGTGAATTTGTATTTCCTGCTGATGTTGTTCGTTTTATAGGTCTTAACAATCTTATGCAAATGCGGCAAGAAGCCAAAATGGGCCTCAAGATGATGGAAGAGATGGGCCAGATGGGCAATAGTGATCAAGCTACTATGCCAGATGATTTACCTTTTGATATAAATGATCTTGACATGGACGATGAAATAGACGATAATAACGAATTAGAAATGCAAGAAGGTGGTGTGGTTCCGGGTCAAGGCTTTGTGTCAATTCCTCCGGGCATACCTACACCTCGACAACAAGTTTATGGCATTAGTGGATTTCAACAAGCAGCAGCACCAACTACAGGTGTAGCACCTATACCACAAGCTGCATCACAACAGTTTGTACAACCTACACGGCCACAACAAGCACCTGTACCTACATATCAACCAAGAGAAATTCCAGAGTATGTTCCTTTTATTGGAGGTGGCGCACCTAACGTAGAGCAAGAGACACGTCAGTTTATTAATGATGAAGGAAACATTATTGACGTTATATATAATAAAGCTACGGGTGAACCTCTCAATGAGGCAGAGAAAGCAAAAATAACAGAAGGGTATAAGCCTTACGATCCTACCGCACCAAAGGTAGAAGAAACAACTGTTACACCTACACAAGTAGGAACAACTTCTGTTATTCAAGATTCCAGCAAAGATGAACGGCAAGAACAAAGACAAAGAGAAGAAGAGGCAAGATTTGGACCGGGTGGTGGAAGACTTGCTGTAGACGGTGTTGTTTACGGTGTTTCATTTGATATGCCTGAAGGATTTATTCCGGGAATAGGTTCAGGATTATCCACTGCTTTTGGTTTAGCAGCAGGAAAACCTTTGCCTGAAGATGTAACAGTAAACTTTAAACGTGATGATACTACATTTAGACTTACAGGCACAGAATATAACCTACTAAAAGATAATCTAACTAATCAAACAGGTCAAGATTTGATTAATAAAGCTATTGATAGAACTGATACACAAGATAGAATACGTGCTGTTACCGACAAATATGCTGAAGCACTATCTTCTGATGACAAAGATACTTCTCAAAATGCTCAAAGAGTAGTAAATGAATATATCAAGCAAGCGGCAAAGAAAAATATTGACAAAAAAACAGGTCAAGTTATCAATCCGTTTGAAATGAATAGAGGGAAGGGAACAGCATCTTCCGTAGTTAATCCACCACAAGACTTTGCCATGACACCTAAACGGGGTGATGGCGGTGGAACTAAAGGACAAGGTCAATCATTTCCGGACAGCAACAAAACTTCTTCATCTAAATCTTCAGATGGTCCTCCGGGTACTAGTAGCGGTTCATCAGGTAGTAGTGGCACTCAAAGTGGTGCTACTGGTGGCGGTTATGGTGGAGGCTTTGAAGATAGAGACAGATTCCGTGCTAAAGGCGGTTTAATGGAAGCACCAAAACCCAAAGCTAAAAAAAAGATGAAGCGTGGTGGATTAGCTTCTAAAAAATAATCCACAATATGTTGGCTACTCACTCCCCACACCCAACAGTGTGGCTACGGTGGCCCCAACAAGGAGAATGACATGAACGATACAATCATGGCAGAAGAAATGAAGACTACGCCAAAGGCGGCATTTGTTAATAAACCTTACACGCAAGAAGAACGAGTTAAGCGCGATGAGGAAGAACTAGAACAGCTAATGAAAGAACGTGATGGTGAAGAAGAAGCACCAGAGCAAGAAGCTGAACCTACTAGCGCAGAAGAGAAAACATTTAAAAAGCGTTACTCTGACCTACGCCGACATCAACAGAAACAAGCAGAAGAATTTAAGTCTGAACTTGCAGAACTAAAGCGTCAGCTTTCAGATGCTACAAAGAAAGAAATGAAACTGCCCAAGTCTGATGAGGACATTGAAGAGTGGGCAAAAGAATACCCAGACGTAGCAGCTATCGTTGAAACAATTGCAATGAAGAAAGCTAGTGAGCAAGCAACTGCACTAGAAGAACGAATCAAAGCAATTGATGAGATGCAGAATACTGCAACTAAAGAAAAAGCAGAAGCATCCCTGATGCAGATGCATCCAGATTTCGGCGAGATTCGTGACAGCGATGACTTCCACGAGTGGGCCGAAGAACAACCTAAGTGGGTACAGGACGCACTGTACGAAAATGATAATGACGCACGGTCAGCAGCACGAGCAATTGACCTCTACAAAGCAGATAGAGGCATTGGCAAAAAGTCTAAGAGCAAGAATGATAAGGGTGCAGCAGAGGCAGTTGCGCCGAAAGATAAAAGAAGTAAGCCACAAACTGATGAGGCTTCCACGTATCTGAAAGAGTCAGATGTAGATAAGATGTCAGCACATGAATACGAGAAACATGCTGATGAGATTATGGATGCAATCCGTAGTGGTAAGTTTATCTACGATTTATCTGGTTCTGCACGATAAAAAAGAGTTGACAAGTAGTTATTAATAAGTATAACTATAGTCAAGTGTAGTGTAAGCAGGGTCGCTCCTTGCTTACCTAACAATCCGCAAACGACAAAAATCTTCAAGATTACCTGAATAACATGGCCTACTAAGTATGTCGGCGGCCACTGACTTACAAGGTACACCCTACGTTATACAGCCTCTGCAAAGAATTGTACTGTTTGCATCTGTGAAAAATCCAAAACAATAGGAGATGGATTATGGCTTTCCCAAGAGCGCCGGGTTATAACAACTTGCCGAATGGCAATTTTAGCCCAGTAATTTACTCCAAACAGGTGCAGCTTGCATTCCGCAAGGCCGCTGTTTGTGACGCGATTACGAATAACGACTACTTTGGTGAAATCGCAAACTTTGGTGATTCAGTTAAAATCATCAAGGAACCCGAAATCACTGTTAAGGCTTACGAGCGTGGTACTACCATTACTCCACAAGACCTTGACGATGAAGACTTCACACTGACCGTTGACAAAGCAAACTACTTTGCATTTAAAGTTGACGACATTGAAGAAGCACATTCGCACGTAAACTTTGAGTCTCTCTCAAGCAACCGTGCTGCATACCGTCTTGCTGACCAGTTTGATCAAGATGTTCTTGGCTACTTGTCAGGTTTCAAGCAGTCTGCAATCAGTGGCACACCGGACACTGTTAACACTACTGTTAACGGTACGAAGGCTGTTTCAACTGCTGGTTCTGACGAACTGCTGTCAAGCATGAAGCTGAATGCATCCGACTTCAATGCGGGTAATGCTGCTAACTGTGTCGGTCTGAAGCCTCGCGCATCAGAAGCTGTTCCAACTGCTGCTGGTACTACTAACCCACTGACTGTGATTGCACGTATGGGTCGTCAACTCGACCTGCAAAACGTGGACTCTCAGGGCCGTTGGTTGGTCATTGACCCAGTGTTCGTTGAACTTCTGAAAGACGAAGACTCACGTCTGTTTGATTCAGACTTTGGTGGTTCTGGTCTGCAGAATGGTTTGATTCTGAATAACCTGCATGGCTTTAAAGTCCATGTTTCTAACAACCTGCCTAAAGTTGGTACAGGTCCATCTACTACAGGTGGAACCAATGCCAATAACTTTGGTGTGATTGTTGCTGGTCATTCATCAGCCGTTGCTACTGCTGACCAAATCAACAAGACTGAAACCTACCGCGACCCGGACAGCTTTGCAGATATCGTCCGTGGTATGCATCTGTATGGCCGCAAGATTCTCCGTCCAGAGGCTCTTGTCAACGCCAAGTACTGCTTGGTATAAGGAGAATAGATTATGGCACTAGGTGATAACACTCTCCAAGCCGCACGTGGTAACTCGCAGCGTGGCCGCAACCCTTACATGGTTCAGACTACTCTGAACTGGGCAACAGCTTTGTCAGACAAAGGTTCTGCTCTTGCAGCATCTGATGTCGTTCCTGTCATTGCCGTTCCTAAAGGTGTAATGGTAATGAACGCAGGTATTGAAGTTGATACTGCTTCTGACGGTTCTACATTTACTGTAGACGTTGGTATGGTAGATGCTGATGTATTTGTCGATGGTTTTGATGCTACGTCAGCCGCTGG